TCTGCTGCTTTGTTGCCGCGCTCGACGGCCGTTTTGTTGTCTGCCATGGTCAGGGTCTCCTTCAGTAAATGCCGCTGAATCTCTGCGGTCGAGCAATGGGGCTGAACGCCTTGACGACACCGCCGTCGGCCTTCTTCTGTTTGCCGGCCTTGTCGAGTGCAATGGCCACGGCTTGGTCTTGCGGTTTATTTCCCCCTTTACTGGACATAAGCTCTTTGATATTTTTGCTTATGACCTTTTGGGAGGAACCTTTGGAGAGCGGCATGGCAAGAAACCCCGGCGTAAACATTGTTTGTGCGACATGTAGCATAAAGTTCTATGTGCCGCACAACAGAAAAGATACAGCAAAGTACTGTTCTAGGCAATGTCAGGGCCGGGGGATGGTCGACAAGGGGGAAAAGGATTGCGGGGTGTGCGGGACAAGGTTCAGCTTTATCGCCACCAGAGCCAATACAGCGAAGTACTGTTCTAGAAAATGCTACTACAAATCCCTTAAAAATCGAGGCTCAGTAAAACACAGCTGCCGTCATTGTGGCAACGAGTTTTGGGACTCCCCCTCAAAAAACAGAAAATACTGTTCAAAGCACTGTGTAAACAAAGAGAACAAGAAAACCTTCAAGCCGAAATACACTACCGTGAGAAAACAGATGCTCAGCAGAAACCTTGTCAAAAAATGTGAAAGATGTGGCTATTCAGAACACCCAAAAATTCTGGGCGTTCATCACCGAGACAGGAACCGAAACAACAACAAACTTGAAAACCTTGAGGTCCTGTGTCCCAACTGTCACTCATTGGAACACAAAAAACACATCGCCCACTAACAACATCACTGTCCCCCGTTGTTACGGCGCATGGCGACTTCTGCCTGCGTTTCGATGCGCTCGCGGTTCACGGCATTGCGCTCTTCCGCGATCTCTTCTTGCAGCTCGATCCTTGCGGCCTCGGCGGCAGCCTTCTGCTCAAGCTTCTGGCGCTCGATCTCCAGCTTCTGGGCGTCGATCTGAGCATCCGTCATGTTTTCTTGCTGCTTGGTCATCAGCTCCTGCTGGCGGATTTGCACCAGCGGGTCAGCCATCGGATCGGGCGGCGGCGGAGCCAGCTCAGGCAGCATCTTCTCAAGGATCTGCTGTTGCAGAAGCGCAACATAGGCGTTCATCTGCTCTGCGTCGGCGGCGGTCGCCTGCACCTGCTGGATCTGCATCTGCGCCTCTTGCGGGTTCACGGTCCCAGCTGCAACGGCCACGTTCATCTGTTCGATGGTCTCGTTGATCCCAGACATCGCCTGCTCCCGCGCCATGAAGGCCACATGCTCTTGGATGTGCGCGTAGAGCGCCGCCATCGCCATCGCGTTTTGCTGGACAAACGGTGTTTTGAGCAGCGAGATGTGGGTCTTGATGTGCGCGTCGTGGTTCTGCTGCGGGAACGCCTGCAGCGGAGTGCCGACGATCGCCCGGCCGTTTTCCATGGCAGGGTCCATGGGCTGGGGCTGGGGCGGCGCTGGCAGGATTTCCTCGATGTTCTGGACCTCAAGTGCCTGATACATCCGCTTGTACGCCGCGTGCAGGTTGTGCATCTGCGGGTTGGTCTGCGCCAGCTTGAGCTGCTCTTGGGCCAAAGCCACGCGCTGCGCCATCGAGAAGATGTTCGGATCGCTGACCGGAATGATGTCGATCCGGCCGTCGAAGTCCTGCTGCAGCGTTTCCGGCGGCACGTTGCCCTGCAGTACGTACGGATACGCAGGTACGTTTTCGCGTACGATACGCGCGAGGATGCGCAGCTCGTTCTTCTGCGCATAATGCAGGCGCTTGTGGATGGCAGACATGACCTTCATGCCACGCTCCAGCATGGCGACGGTCGTGCCAACTGGCATCTCCTGGCTCATGTTGCCGACCTGCTGATCGGCGATCGACACGAACCGGCGACCGGCGTCGATAAGCGCGCCAAGCAGGTTGGCCAGCGTGGCCGACGGCTCTTTGTACGGCAGCGGCATGATCGAGTCGCGCAGCACGCCGCCGGGGGCGTCCATGTCCCGCCACTCGCCCGGCTGGATCGGCTCGTCGCTGTTGCGGACCCGGACGCCGCGGGCCTTGAAGCCACCGGGCAGGTTCGACAATGTGCCGGCGTCAATAAGTTGACGCAGAATGCTGGTCGCCGCGCGGCCTAGGCCGCCGATCATGTGCGTCAGGCCGAAGCCGTAGAACCCAAGACCCGGCATGAACTTGTAGTGGACAAAGTACGGAATCGCTTTCTTCAGCGGATCGTCCTCGGCGTAGTTCCGGCGGATCGCCAGCACCGTATCGCTGTCCTTGTCGATCGTGACGATGTACGGCAGCTTCACGCCGCTCGGTTCTCCGTCGGCACCGACGTCCTCAAACCCTTCGATCTCCAGCTCGACATGCATCTCCAGCAGAGTGCGCACGTCGTCGGAGAACGACTTGGAAATCCCTTGGATCTCGTTGACCTTTTCGTCGACCTGGTCCTCGTCCTCGCTCCCGCCGCTGGGCAGGTCCACATCGCGGTAGAACCCCAGAACCTGCTGCTTGCGGATTTCGTTGTCCGTCATCTTCAGGACATGCGTGATGCGCGGCGCGGTGAACAGATCCGTGGCCGAGTACGGAACGACCACGTCCTGCGCAGGCAGGAACTTGGACACCGGGCGGCCCAGCAGCGGATCGAAGTACACCTTCTTGAAGGTCGAGCCTGACAGCGGGAGGTAGAACAGCATCTGATCCATGTCTGGATCGAACTCTTCCATGTCCTCGGTGATCAGGTAGTTCAGGTAATGCTTGACGCGCTCCGACTGCTCTTCGACCTCGGGCGTCTGCGCGCCGGCGATGCGCGTCTTGACAGGGCCGCCGGAGGGCAGCAGCTCCTTGTACTCCTTAGCCTGGAACTGAGTGACCGACTCGGCGATCAACGGATGGGTGACGGCGGATGCCCCTTCAAACGGCTCGGACCTTTCGTCCAAGCTGACGCCCAGCAGATCCAAGCCCTTGACGTACGTCTCTTCCCACTCGGAGCGCGAGGACATGTCCTCGTCAAACGAACCAGTCAACTCGTTGGCCAGCTCGCCCAGCGTGTCGTCGTCCAGAAAGTCTGCAAGGTTGGCGTCGAACGGGATCAGTTCTTCGGCACCACCTTCCATTTCGATGGCCTCGATCATCGAGCGGATCAGCGCGGACCCATCTTCGTTCTCGACAACCTCGGCCCCGCCGGAGAAATCCATTGGAGCGGCAATGTCCACCTCCTCCATCTGCAGGGCTGGATCGACTTCGTCCATGCCAACGGCTTGGTCGACCATCGAGCCCGTAAATCGCGGAGGCAGCGCCATCAGTAATACTCCCGTTTCCGAGGCACAAAGTCCTCTTCATCATCTTCTTCGTCGTGGATGGTGATCAACCCACCTTGTCGAAAACGCATCAGGGCGAGCGTCATAGAGTCCACGTAGTCGTCATGATCGCCAACGGGGAACGACGCAACCTCTTCGATCACCTCGTCAGCGAACTTCTTGTCCTGCGGTGCCCATACTACACCAGATTCGAACAAAGGTGAAACCAAATGCATGCGGGTCGTCTTGTCGACGCCCCCGCCGCCCGCGCGCCGACCGGGGGAGAAGCCCACAGCCGGGATGCCGCGCTTGCGCATCTCGTCGATCAACGGACCACCGGTCGCTTTCTTCTCGACGATGACCATATCCGGTTCCCAATACTGGTGTTCCTCGAAGGCCACCTCTTTGAGCTCGGGAAAGTTCCACCGGCCGCGCTGCGCGTCCATCAGAATGATCGCCTCGCGCCCCGTTTCTTCGTCATCGAAGATGCCCCAGGTCGTGATGGCCGAATAGTCCGCCGTCTCCTTCTTCGAGAACGCCGTGTCGTAAGCCTGCAGGATGTACTTGACCGGGGGGATCTTTTCCTTCTCCCACAGCTTCCACCATTCCCGTTTCACGATCGCCGATTCAGCCGACGTGGGCTGCTGCTGCCACTGCGCGGACCATTTGCTGACGGGCAGCGACGCCTTGATCGACAGCAGCGCGTCTTTTTCCCAGAACTCCGGCCACAGCGGCTCGTCCGACGGCATGATGGCAGGGAACTCGACGACCTCCCACTGGTCCGACATCGGATCGGCGGCCTGTTGCGCCAGCAAGCGCCCCGTAAGGTCTTTTTTACCCCAGCGTGTGTTGTGGCTGACGACGCCATTCGCAATGAAGTTTTCTGTGCGGTCAACTTCGACGTCAAAAACCTCTTCTTCACCATCTGGTTCGATGCTAAGAATCTGGTCCGTGATGAAGCTCGAGGTAGTCGGCTGCGGCTCGTAGTCTCGCAGGTGTCGCACCGTACCCGACGGCAAGGTTGCAGTCGTTGCACAAGAGGCCCCTGACCTTACCCGTGTCGTGGCAGTGGTCGACACACAGTTTTCCACCCCAGTGAGCGCGGGTGTTTTTGCCTGTTGGTTTGTTCCCGCACACGTCGCAGCGGTTGTCCCGTTGGCTAACCATATCATCGTATTGGTCAAGAGTGATTCCGTAGCGATGTTTAAGGCGACTTGAGCGGGCAGCCACGGGGTCTTTTTTATACCCCTTGGATTTGTGGTAGCAAGAGCTGCAAAGCCCCTTAGCAGCGACCGGGCGTGAACAGTTATCAGTGGAGCATTCCACACCTGCCCACTTGCCGTGGTGACCAATTGGCCGAGCGGGGGCGTCTGGGTTTTTGCGGCGGTAAGATTCCCTGCTTTGGCAGGCTGAGCA